CCTTTGAAACATTCAAACGGCTTGAAATTATGCCGTTTTCAAACAATGCCGAAATAACGCAATCGGTTGCGTCGTGTCCGTTCTTGATAACTCCGCATGAGCGCATATCGTCCATTAAGTCGCTAAAAAAATCGGCAGTTTTGCGGTAGTCTTGTTTTGCCGTTCTAATCATTTCGGCATTGTTACGGATATATTCCGCTATGGCTTTTTTCTCTTTTTTGGTCATGGTCTTTTGTCCTTTCTTGAATAGGCTATTTTTTGGGATTTCCCCATAAAAGACGGCTAAAAGTCTAACCGCCTTTTATGGGAAGTGCAGTTTGTGTAACTGCCGAACAATTGCCAAACTATACGCAATAGCAATCTCGCGCCTCTCCGCATTTACTTCAACGGCTTTGTGTTTGGATACTTAATAGCGCGAACCAAACCACGCGCAAGGAAGAACAAGCCCCACAAAATCGGCTTAAAATGGTAAATTAGCCCCCTTGTTACTATGTCAATTATACCACTTTATGGTACTTTGTGCATACTTTTGCATCATTTTTTACTATCTGGAATTGTAAACTTATTATGGCATTTTTGTTAATAAATTGTGAACATATTGAATAAAACAATGCATAATTCCGGGCATATTCACACATGCCATAAAACGCTCAAATTTGCGCTATAACGAACGGAAATGGCTAGCCTATTAAGTATATTGACATATGGCTAAACTGTTGATATAGCGAAATTCTACTTTTTGGATATAAACATTTTATTTTATATCCGTATTTTATAATGAGATGGCGTTTATTATACATATGAGATATAAAAGGCTTGTAATATATACTGCTTAATTATTAAGATTTGATTAAGATTTGATTAAGGAATTATTAAATTGTAAGTATGGCTTACTTTTTTATATGTTGATTGTCAACTTTTTATGGTGGTTTTGGTTGACAATGGGGAATGTCAAGCCTTTACGGTTAGCCATGGCTAACTCAGTTAGCCGCTGCTAACTCGGTACTGCTTTTTCCTCAAACCCTACCATTTTACTAGGTGTTAGCCATTGCTAACTCCCGGCTTGCATTGGTCATTCCGTCCATCTAGTTAGCCTATGCTAACTACTAGTTAGCCTATGCTAACTCAATACTAGTTAGCCATTGCTAACTATGTTCTGAATGTCTACTATTTTAGTAGATTTTAGTTAACTAAAGTGTCCGGGAATTGGTTCTCATACTTTAGCAAACTAAAGTGCCGCATATCCTGGGATGTTGCTTTAGCATACTAAAGTCCGGAACCCTGGGACTCGCTTTAGTCCGCTAAAGTCCGTCCGTCCTTGATATGGTTACTTTTCTTCTCTCTATGAATATTTATTCATTTTAGATGTATATTATACATGTATATCCATCCATTGATAGAGATATTTTTTATGATACCTACCTAGGGGGATATATACATTGTATATTATACCGAAGTAAGCCCCCCAACCACCCTGAAAAACAAAAAGGGAGTTAGCCTATGCTAACTATCTCGCTTTCTCTACCTAGGGATACGGACACACCGCCCACCCCTGTTCTATCACCCTCTGTCTCTCTCTATCACTCACTCACCATCTCCGTTTTAAGGAAACTAAAATTTTTTTGACCTTCTTTGACTTTTCCAAAAATGGAAAAATTTCGTCTCAAAAACACTCAATTTTGAAAAATCGATGCTACACGATGCTACACAGCCAATTGGAAAAAATTGGAAAAAGTCCTGTAAAATATGCCATAATATGATATGAAAAGAACTACCGTTGCTATTATATGTCAAACACTTTTATATATTTCTTTATATTTTTTTACTTTTTTTATAGTAATTTTTTTTTAAGGTTGTGTAGCAAAAGCCAAAAGTGTAGTAAAAAGCCGAAAATAAAAAAGTTCTCAAAAAAAATATTTTTTGTAGAGGTTTTATGAAAACGGGGTTTTTGCTACACAAACGCATTTTGCTACACAAATTGGAATTTTGATTTTCTAGGGTGAAATTTTTCCATTTAAGGAAACTCTCTCACTTTTATGGGGTAGTTTTGTGGGTATGGTGTGGTTATCCTCAGAGAAGTATAAGAGAAGTATAAGGTGACTATATTTTGTATACGCACGCATACACGCATTCTGTATCTTTTAACTATATCTTTATGGGCGTGTGTGCGTGTGCGCACGCTCTGTATCTTTGTATATATATTTCGCGCGCGTATGTGTGTATGTGTGTATGTGTGTGCCTACGCTATGTGCGCTATGTGTGCTAGGTGTGTATATCTCGCATATTTGACAATACTCGCAAAGATATGATATACTGTTGCCAGTGGGGGCATCCTATATAGGGGGCAGAATTTCACCCCATATACGATAGTATATGAGGATTTTGCGTAAAAAAATTCTATATACTTCGTATATAGGGGTATTTACCACAATTTTGAAAAGAGAGGCTGATTTATATGAAACTGGAGCAATTGAGTGAGAATATCCTGAGTCGGATCATAAGTGGCAGTAGTGACATAGAAGTATACGATGACATGATGCACATATTGAAAGACATCGAGTCCGAAGCCATCGAGAGGATGGAAGGCAAACCTGTGATAAAGACGAACAGGAATACGGAATTTGAATATTCACACAGAGTGAATGGAATCGTGAGACAGCATATTGCAGAACGAGTGAAAGAGACTCGTGGCGATGATATGAGCAGATACTTCGGAATGTATAAAGATTCACTTCTCATGGATGCGCCGTATGACTTCGACAGTTATATGCTGTATCTTGAGATAGGGCGAGGGGCTGCCGAGAGATTCTATCAGAACAGACGAAGAGTGATAAGACCTTTTGTGGACAGACTCCAGAAGATAGCCGATTGGGAACTGGATGAGTTGTTTTTAAGTTGCCCTCCCCGGGTAGGTAAAACGACTCTTCTGATATTCTTCCTCACATGGCAAATGGGAAGAGTGAGTGATTATCCGAATCTGTATTGCAGTTATAGCGATAAAATCACAACGGCATTTTATAATGGCGTACAGGAGATTGTGACAGACCCGGCAACCTACTTGTACGGTGAGATATTCCCGAAGAGCAGAATCGTGCGGAGTGACGGAAAAGACGAGATACTGGACTTCGACAGGAAGAAGCACTATCCGACTTTAACTTGCAGAAGTTTGTACGGCACACTGAACGGTGCTTGCGATGCGGAGAAAGGCATCATCATAGCAGATGACTTAATAGGCGGTATCGAGGAAGCACTCAATAAAGACAGACTTGCCTCTGCGTGGTATAAAGTGGACAATAACCTGATACCTCGTGGCAAGGGCGGTACGAGATATATCTGGTGCGGTACACGATGGAGTCTCATGGATCCTATAGGAATCCGCATTGACTTACTGCAAAACGATGAACGATTCAGAAATCACAGGTATGATATCATCAACATCCCTGCGCTGAACAGTAAGGACGAGAGCAACTTCGACTATGACAATGGTGTGGGGTTCTCCACTCTGTATTATCAGCAGAGGAGAGCCTCGTTTGAAAGAAATAACGATATGGCATCATGGTCTGCCCAGTATATGGGAGAACCTGTGGAGCGTGAGGGAAGTCTGTTCAGCCCGAATGACTTCAGGTATTATAACGGAGTATTGCCAGAAGGAGTACCCGACAGAATCTTCATGGCAGTAGACCCTGCGTTCGGCGGCGGTGACTTTGTGGCAAGCCCTGTGTGTATACAATACGGAGAAGATGTATATGTTCCCGGAGTTGTCTATGATGATGGCGATAAGAAAGTCACACAGCCGTTGCTTGTGGATGCGGTTAAGAAGTTCGATGTGCAGGCAATGCAGATAGAAGCGACCAAATCCACAGAGGAATACAAGACAGGTGTGGAAGACCTGTTGAAAGAGGCAGGACTGCGCATCAATATCAGCACAAAGGCGGCCAATACCACAAAAAGCAAGATGGACAGGATATGCGGACGAGCTCCCGATATAAGAGACCATTTTATTTTCCTTGAGAGTGGTAAAAGAGACAGAGCATACAGCCAGTTCATGATGAATGTGTTCTCCTACAAGATGTATGCGAAGAAACAGCATGACGATGCACCCGACTCTCTGGCACAGGCCGCAGACATGGCATATGGTCGAATCAATAAGAGACCCGAATTTTTCAAAAGATTTATATAAAATTTATATAAACTTTTTATAAGCCTGTTGACATTTGCCGAAAGTTCATATAAAATGTACTTGTAAAATACTATTTTAAGGAGAGTCCGCTGTGGATAGCACGATAAACAGGAATGTCATCATACCGAATCATGCCGTAAGTTTCGGAAGAACTATGATAACGACCAGCAAAAGAGTGATAGACAAGACCAATGTAGTCGAAGTGTTGTCCGAATCACTGCTGACTCATTCAAAAAACCAAGCCGAAATACAGAATCTGTATAATTACTATGTTGGCGAACAGGAATCCTTGCACAGAGAAAAATCCATTCGTGGCGAAATCAACAACAAAGTTGTCGAGAACAGAGCGAATGAGATCGTGTCCTTCTGGGAAGGATACATCATGGGTGAGCCTATCCAGTATGTGAGCAGAGACGGAGAACAGACGATATCCGACAAGATAAGCCAGTTGAACTCCTACATGGATATGTGTGATAAACACACAGAAGACATCAATTTGGCTGAAGACGAACTGATTTGCGGATGCGGATACAGAATGGTACTTCCTCGCAGAAACGATTACGATGATGCGCCGTTCAAGATTTATACTCTTGACCCTCGCTACACATTTGTGGTGTACAGCAACGGTATCGATAAAGAGCCTCTTATGGGTGTTATCATCTCGACCAATGAGGACAACGACACTCTGTATACTGTGTATACCAAAAACGAATTCTTTGAGATTGTGAACAAAGAAATCGTAAAAGAGTCCTCTCATATTCTGGGTCAAGTACCGATTATCGAGTATGTGCGTGATAAGTTCCGCATCGGCTCTTTTGAAGTAGTAAGAACGCTCCTCGATGCCATCAATGAAGTTGAGAGCAACCGGGTGGACGGTATCGAGCAATTCGTGCAATCGTATCTCATGCTGAAAGGTGTGGATATCGAGGAAGACGACTTTGAAAGGCTGAAAGACCTTGGCGGTATCGTAGTACCTCCCGATGGAGATGCGAGATACATCACACAGGAACTCAATCAGACACAGACACAGGTACTCGTTGACCATCTCTATCAGACGATTCTGACCATCTGTGGAATGCCTAACAGAAACGGCGGTCTTTCTACAAGTGATACAGGGGCTGCGGTCACCATGCGTGACGGATGGTCTGATGCCGAGTCGAGAGCGAAAAAGTTTGAAAGAATGTTCCGCAAGTCGGAGCGCAGATTCCTGTCGCTCGTTTTGAGGATCGTGAATATCAGTGATATGGACGGACTCAAACTTGTCGATATCGATATAAGATTCACTCGCAGAAATTATGAGAATATTCAGAGCAAGGCACAGGTACTGACAACACTTCTTGGCAATCCGAAAGTCCATCCGAGACTTGCCTTTGAGCATAGCGGTATGTTCCTCGATGCAAATCTTGCCTATGAGCAGAGTATGCAATACTACAAAGAAGAGCAGAAACGGCTTGAAGAGGTTGTGAAAAAGGGAATGAACGATGAGTCTACGAGAAGAGAAAATATTGAGGAAACCTGATTACATTTATCGGTCTGCGGACAGGTACATGAAAATACTGAACCGCAAGATCGTACAGATGTTCATGGACTTTCAGCCGACCCTTCTGAATATAGACGAACTTAACATCATTAAGAGATGCCGGGAATTCTACAAGGAACTCAACGATGTCACTCTGCGATACCTTCTGTTCATCGCACAGGAAGTTTATAAGCTCAATGACGGTGAACGCAAGCTGGATATGAACTGGCTGAAAGCGTTTCTGAACAAGTTCGACCCTGTCACACTCTATATCTACAACAACGAGGTAGACAGAAAAGAGCAGAGATGCGAGGAAAGCATCATAGCCTGTATGCAAATCAATATGGCTTTTGACGAGCCACTCGGAAGAGCCATGGGTCTGTGGACGAGAATGGCACAGCAGTATGGCGATATCGTCACAGATAAGGCATATTACGATGCCTTGAAGCAGAGAGGTGTGAAGAAGGTTCGGTGGGTAGCCGAGGCGGATTCAAGGACTTGCAACAAGTGTATTGAACTCAACGGCAGAGTGTTTCTGCTCAAAGATGTTCCCCCAAAACAACACTGGAACTGCAGGTGCTATGTTGTGCCTGTATCCAGCAGAACACACTTAAAATGATTGTATTAGCCTGTATACAATGCCTGTGAGAGTGCATCACATTATGGGTATGATATGGCTCATTGGCATTGCGTATACGGCAATATGATATATAGACAGAGAAGTCTTAAAAACGCAAACAATTTGACAGAGAAGTCAATAAAACGCAAGCATGGACAGAGAAGTCTCAAAAACGCATAAAAGGAGTATATTATGAAAATTGACACAAGCAAAATCGCAGGTTTTGCCGAAATGACGGCAGAACAGAAACTTGAAGCATTGCAGAACTTTGAAATACCCGATGCCGATTATTCGGGTTATGTGAGTAAGGCTACCTTCGATAGCACAGCATCGGAATTGGCGAAACTCAAGAAAGAGCATACCGCTTTGCTTTCCGCAGAAGAGCAGAAGAAACTCGCAGACAAAGAAGCCTTTGATAATCTGCAAAAAGAGGTCGAAACTCTTCGCAAAGAGAAAACTGTTTCGGAGCATAAGTCAAGACTTATTGCGCTCGGCTATGGAGAAGCACTCGCAAACGAGACAGCCAATGCTATCGTAGACGGCGATATGCAGAAAGTGTTCGATAATCAGAAAAAATTCCTTGAATTACATGACCAATCGACAAAAGAAGCATTGCTCAAAGGCACGCCTGCTCCACAGGGTGGTAGCGGTACTGCTGCCATTGACTATGCGAAGAAAATAGCAGAGGCAAATGCAAATCGTGACTATGTCGCTGTGGCGGCTCTTATGAGACAACAGCAGGAGGCTTCTGCGCAGAATAAATAATCAAAGGAGTTTATACTACTATGGCAACCAATGAGACCTATGTAATGACAAGCCATAACCTACTGAACTACAGTGGGATGCTTTTTAACAAGGGCAACACAGCAACGCCCTTCTCGACCCTTATCGGCGGCAAATCAAGGAAAACCAACAGTTGGAAATTCACAACGAGCCTTGATTACACAACTGGTGGCGGTACTTCTCAGCCTGCTATCACAGAGTCTGCTTCTCTGACAGCTCCGAATCCCGAATTCGTGACTCGTTCGCAGAACACCAATGTCTGCCAGATCTATCAGAGAGCATTGGCTATTTCCTATGCCAAACTGTCTGCAAGCGGTCAGCTCTCCGGGCTGAACATCGCAGGTCAGCAGGCTAACCCCGCAAGCGAACTCGACTTCCAAGCAGCAAACTCTATGGCCGCTATCGCCAACGATGTGGAATTCACATTCCTCAACGGCTCATATCAGGACGGCACATATGACGATGTCGCTTACAAAACGAGAGGTATCGTCTCCGCTATCTCCACCAACGCAATCGCAGCAGGTTCCAAAGACCTCGGCTTCTGGCTGATTGCACAGTTGGTACAGGCTATCTCCGATTCCAACGCACCCACAGATTCTCTTGTCCTCTGCGCAAGACCTGTGAACATCATGCAGTTGAACGCAGATGCCGCCAACAACGGTCTTACTGTGATTCCTGCTTCTCGTGAAGTCAACGGACTCAAGATTGATACTCTTATCACTCCGTTTGGCTCTGTGGGCATCCTTGCTACTCCGAGAATCGCAGCAGGTACGGCCGCACTGGTCAACCCGACCATCTGCGCCCCTGTTTACCTCGATGTTCCTGAAAAAGGCAACTTCTTCCTTGAATCTCTCGCAAAAGAGGGTGCAGGCGATAAGTACCAGATTTACGGACAGGTCGGTCTTGACTATGGTGCTGAATGGTATCATGGTAAGATTACTGGTCTTGCTACGACCTTCACTGCTCCCGATGGTTCTAAAGCCGTCAAAGTGAAGAATGCAAGCACTGACCCGGTTCTCACAAAGGAAGTTCAGTAAGTCAACGAAAGTAATTTGAAAGGATAGGCGAGTAGTATGTCTTTGGATGAGAAACTTGAAATGCTGAAAGTCATGTATGGTGAAAACGATACAGGACTCACCTCAAAACAATTTGAAGATTTGCTACTCGTCTATTTGCGTTTGGCAGAAAATGTTGTTTTGAACAGAATGTATTCTATGTCAAGCAAAAGAGAGGGCAAGACAGTTCCCGACAAATACGCTACTGTGCAGGTCGAAATCGCACATTTTATGCTTATGAAGAAAGGTGCTGAAGGTCAGACCGCACACAGCGAGAACGGCATCAGCCGCTCATATGAGGGTGGAGATGTCCCGCCTTCTCTCCTTGCCAGAATAACTCCTGTCTGTGGGGTACTCAAGAGATGAAAACACTATCTAGAAATGCAAGAGTGTTCTACTACTGCCCCTATATCACCAAGGAAAATGTAGTCATCGAAGGCTATGAAACAGGGGATAAAAGAATCGTTTACGGTTCTCCCATCAAGTCTCGTGGCAACATATCCGAAGCGAGAGGTCAGGCACAGGAGGAACAATTCGGCACTGACATCGAGTACGATAAAGTGATTGTCATGGATAATCCGAATTTTCCAATGGACGAGCATTCCGTACTCTTTGTGGATTCGTCTCCGAATTACGACTCACAGAACAATCCTAAATATGACTACATTGTGAGAAAGGTCGCAAGGTCTATCAACTCTGTGTCATATGCTATAGGTAAGGTGAAGGTCTCGTGATTAAAGTAACAGGACTTACATCACTCATTAAAAAGGTCGAGCGCAAGCAGAGAACTCTTCCAGATAAGGTAAGAGAGATTGCAACCAAGTTAGCCGAGATAGGTGTGTCGGTAGCAAGAATAGGGTTCTCTACTGCCATCTATGACGGTAAAAACGATGTTGTGGTCAACGATCCGCAATGGATATCCGATAATACCCTTCAAATCGTCTCACAGGGCAACGCTGTTGCGTTTATTGAGTTTGGGAGTGGTGTTCACTACCGAAACGATAAACATCCGTTAGAGAGCAAATTTGGGCTTTATAGAGGTATGTACGGCTTTGGTCATGGTAAAAACGATTTCTGGTACTATGAGGGCGAACCCGGTACAAACGGAGTTCCTCTGCATGGTGCGTGGGAAGGTTGGTACATGACACAAGGTAACCCTGCGAATCGATGCTTGTATAACGCATCAAAGGAAATGAGGCAGAAGATACTTGAAGTGGCACAAGGAGTAATGAAGTCATGATAGATGTAGAAAACGAAATATACACTTTATTGGCTACAGCGATTCGGAATGCCTATGAAGGTATCAATGTGCAGAGTACCATTACCTATTCACCATCCGAGTTTCCTACGGTTTGTATTGAAGAAATCGATAATTTTTCTGTGTCTGCCACCAGAGACAGCGCAAGCAATGAGAATTTTGTGAGAGTTTCATATGAAGTCACCGTTTACTCTAACAAAGTTCCCGGTGGCAAACAGGAGTGCAAAGAGATTCTCGATGTCGCAGATACCAAACTGCAGGAACTTGGCTTCACAAGGATGTCCAAAAACTTTCTGCAAAACATTTCAAATGAAAGCCGTATGGTAGCAAGATACACTGCTACCATCGGCAAAGATAGTAAAATCTACTGGGGGTAAATTATGCCGACAAGCACTTATAAATCGTTCCTCATGAAAGGAACTGGTACAGGAACTATTACCTATTCAAAACTTGTGGACATCAAAGACTATCCTGACCTTGAGGGAGCTCCCGAAACTATTGAGACAACCACTTTGTCCGATAGCGCAAGGACTTATATCCCCGGTTTGCAGGACGGCGAAAGAAAAGTGTTCACAGCCAACTATGATGCAGCAACCTATCAGACACTCAAGGCTTTGGAAGGCACAGAGGGCAATTATGCCGTATGGTTCGGTGCTACTGTTACTGACGGTGTGGCTACACCAACAGGCAGTGAGGGACAATTCTCTTTCAAGGGATACCTTGATGTTCGTGTCACAGGTGCAGGTGTGAATGAAGTCAGAAATATGGAAATCGGTATTACCGCTTCCACTCCTATTACATTCACAATACCTACATAATCAAAAAATAAGGGGACAAAATCGATATGGCAAAGACAATGCAAATTAAATATGATGGCAAAGACTACACTCTTGAGTATACAAGAGATTCTTTAAGACAGATGACTTATCGTGACGGATTCGATATCAAGGGCATCAATAAGAATCCGATTGCTGTGTTCGACCTTTTCAAAGGTGCCTTTATTGCCCGGCACAGCGATGTGGACGAGGATACCATCGAGAAGATTTTCGGATCGCTGAATAACAAGTCTGACCTTGTTGAAAAACTTGCTACCATGTATATTGACCCTATTTCCTCTCTCACAGATAAACTTGATGATTCTGAAGGGGGAAACGAGGGAAACGCAACATGGGGAGTGAATTGGTAACAACTGCATTCCCCACAAATAAAAAAGTGGGTGGGGTGAATAACTCTGCCCACATTTCAATAATGGATATTTTTGATAAAGCAATCCCATACTATCTGTCAATAGGTATGTCCATTGATGAATTTTGGCATGGTGATTGCGAGAATGCCCGATACTATCGAGAAGCAGATAAGATAAAGCGACATAGGAAGAACGAAGAAATGTGGCTACAGGGTGCGTATATATACAATGCCATAGGAAGTCTCGCTCCTATATTGAGATTCTCTATGAAACCACAGCCACCGCTTCCGTATATGGATAAACCTCTTGACCTTGAACCAAAAGAAGATAGTGTGCCTGTGGAAGACAAAGAGAAGTCTGCTTATGAACATGGTATTGCCTCTATGAGAGCGTGGGCAAATAAGATAAATAAGACGAAGGGCGGTGCAGAAGATGGATGTAAATCAGCCGATAGATAGATTAAATATTGAAGTCACTACGAATGCTGCGGAAGCATCAAAGGGGCTGAGGAGTATTGCAAACGCATTGGGTAAAATTGCATCCATAGTACCCAAACTTAAAAAAATAAATGTCAGTCCTGCCGTTGATAAAATAAAAGAACTGTCAAAGTCATTGCAAAATATAAATATCGAAATTGATAAGATTGACAACCTGAAAAGTGTGGGCAATATTCTTTCAAAATTTGCAAATGCTATACCAAAAATAGCGGAAATGGATATGAGCTCGTCTACTGGTCATATCAATCAACTGACAGTTTCTTTGAAACATCTAGCAGACCAATTTGAAAGAATAGCAGCATCTGATATTGTCGGTATACTTCGTAGCCTTTCTAAAATAAACTTCTCAAAACTTGAAAAAGCAATGAGAGGTAATTTGCAATATCCTGCTATGTATACAAGTTCTTATAGCGGATATAGTCAAGGTAGATTCAGAGACCCCGGCGATGGTATACCGCCAAACTGGACACGCTTTAAAAAGGATTGGGACTGGTTTTACAATGCTTTTTCCGATTGGAACAGCAGAATGATTAGTGATGGCAGAGGCGAGCCATTAACTGCTGATTGGTATAACGAAAGTGATATTCCGACCGTTGTTGAAAAAACATTTGGTAAAAGGATGCTCGACAGAGTTTCTAACATTTTTAAACAAGTAACATCAACAATGGGTAATTCGTTTGATAAAATGATGCACTCTGTCTTGAGAATTACATTCTATCGTGCAATTAGATTCTTAATTAAGGCTATTACTCAAGCAACAAAAGAGGGCATACAAGCAATGTATGCTTATAGTGATGAGAATGGTCTTAAATTCGCAGACACAATGGATAATTTGAATTCTACAATGAATCAAATGAAAGCATCTCTTGGGTCTGCGGCATCCGAAATCATAATGCTTCTTGAACCGCTTGTGGTTTATTTTGCAGATAAGGTGATGGAGACATCCAACAAAATAGCCGAAACAACAGCATCGATGACCAACAAGGATTACTGGATGAAGGCGGTTCGTGTTCAATCGAAATATGTAGATGCCACGCAGACAGCAACGGATAAATTAAAGAATGTATTTCTTGGCATTGATGAAATCAACCAACTCGGTCAGAAACAGCAGAAACTATTTGACTATGAAAAAGTTTATTTTACAGATGAGCAAAAAGATCCGAACAAAATCGCAGCTAATGTTTTGTCAATTCTTTCATTCGTTAGTCCTGCCGCATGGGTAGGAAATGTGTGGGTAAGAGGAGCGCAAGGAATTGATTATTTGATTGGCAAAATTCAGGAAAATATTGATTCAAACAACGAATCTGCTAAAGTAGCAGTTAATCAGTTAAATTCACAGACCGAAAAGCAACAGCAATCAACATTTGATGTTTGGAGTTCAAAGTTTGAGGATGCGATTGGTAGACAAGGTGACGAAATATCAACGGCTATTTACAATGCCCTTTCGTCTTGGTCTATACAATTTGATAACGAGAATGTTGGAAAAGTTGTCACATCTTCTCAAAACAACATGGCGAGAAGAACTTCTTTTGGGGCATCAGTAATTATGAAGTAAGGAGTATAAACTATGATATTTCAAATATACGATGAAGACAGTAAAGAAGTAGAAGAAGAAAAAAAATGGGTCGATATCACTCCATACATAAAAGTGAGAGGTCTTAAGTGGCAGAGAGCTGATGTAGAAGGCGAGAATGCCACAAGAAACTTGGATGGCTCTCTTGTGAGAGACAGACGAGCCATAGCCACAAGGTGGGATATCACTTGCAGACCTCTTACAGGGGAAGAAGCGCAAAAGATTCTGAAACTCATAAGACCAGTAACCGTTCAAGTCACTTGTGATGACCCGATGTGGGGGACTATTTCAAAAGAGTATTACTCCAACAATATCCCTGCATCATACCTCATCAACAGAGACGGAGTCGATTATTGGGACGGCATTGTGTTTCCTCTCATTGAAGTAAACCCATAATTCGCAAAGCAATCCATAACTTGCAAAGCAATCCATAAAGGAGTTCATATGCTTAACATAGGAACACAGGAAACTGTATTTGAGTCGGGCAAATATGAATATATCGATGCCAAAGTTGTGATTAACAATCACGAATATGGCAGAGACTCCATACAGCAATTAAGAATCATAGGCGATTTATATGCACAAAATACTTTGTCTTTCGGGGGCTGTTGCTCAAGGCAACTTGGGCTTGTATTATCACAGGATTCAAATGTTATCCCGAAACAAGCCAAAATCGAGGTATACAAGCGAGTTGTTGCCGACCCAAGTAATCCACCCGCTTGGTTTAGAAAGGGTGTTTTCTACATTGACACAAGAGAAAACATAGGCAATACAGGCAGAGTCCGTATTACTGCCTATGACTCCATGCTCAAGGCGGAAGCAGACTACCATTTGAGCGGAAGGTATAACGGATATATCACTATCGGTGGAACTGATTATTACAGAGACTCTGACAATGATGGTGATATTGCCGAGGATACAGCACCATATGCTTGGAGCGACAATACGATAACTGTCTATACCACAAGTGCCACACCCTCACAGTACGATGCCACCTATTACGATACAGGGGCTACAAGTCTTCATAGTGTGATTGACTCATATAGTCCGTCATCTACTTCGCCTACGATGGCATCTGTGGCTTATGATATAGCAGGTGAGATTTGTGAAGGTCTTGATTCGAGATGCTCGTTTGAGAATTATCCACTGTCAGATGAAGATATTGAAACGCTCAACGAGAGATACTCGCAAAGAGAAGTGCTTGGAATTATAGCGGCAGCTCATGGTGGCAATTTCATTATCACAGACGAGGATAAACTTCTCCTTGTGAGAGAGTCAGCATCTGCCACAAAAGATTTTGATATGACCAATGCCATGGCCGCAAAAATGGATATTGGCGAGTCTTGGCAACCCATA